ATGCTGGTCATGGTGAAGGTTTTTGTATTGGTAACATCATTAAGTATGCAAAACGATATGGTAAAAAAGAAGGGAAAAACCGAAAGGATATCTTGAAAATTTTACATTATGGTCTGATTGCACTTAGTGTTCACGATAGCGAGGTAAATAATGAATCTAAGTGAAGAAACATTAAATCTCTTACAAAATTTCAGTAGTATCAATTCTGGTATTACAGTAAGAGTTGGGAACGAACTAAAAACCATTAGTCCTATGAAAAACATATTTGGTAAAGCAAATGTAGAAGAGACTTTTGATACAGAGTTCTCAATCTATGATTTATCAGAATTCCTTTCAACAGTATCTTTATTTGATAAACCAAGTTTTGATTTTTCAGATAAACAAGTAACACTTAATGGTGGTAATGTAAAAGCAGTATATAATTATGCTGATTCTGCAATGGTTATTAGTCCAGAGAAGGATATAACTATGCCAAGTCCAGAGATTGTTATTGATTTAGAACAAGCAACATTGAATAAACTTATTAAAGGTTCAGCAGTTCTTTCATTACCAGATTTGGTATTGGAGTCTGATGGAACAGATGTCACTTTAACTGTTAAAGACAGAAAGAATGACTCAAGTAATAGATTTGGGGAAAGAGTGGCCGATGGAGATGGAAGTTCCTATTCAATGAATTTTAAGATGGAGAATCTTAAAGTATTAGCAGATGATTATACAGTTTATGTATCATCTAAAGGTATCTCACACTTTGTTTCTAAGAACAAAGGGGTTGAATACTTCATTGCATTAGAACCAGATTCAAAGTATGGGTCTTAACTCATATAAATAATGAATGTAGATACTAAGACATTGGTATTAAGGGCAATAAGGCCAACTCTCTCATCTAGGGGTCTTATTCGTAATGTAAAGGCGGGTTTGCATTATTTTTTTTGAACACACTGACACAGGTATATTATGGATGAATTCTTATGGGTAGAAAAGTACAGACCTAAAACAATTGAGGACTGCGTACTACCTTCCAACATTAAACAAACTTTTTTTGATCTAAAAGGTGAAATTCCCAATATGATTTTATCTGGTACTTCTGGTACTGGAAAAACTACTGTCGCAAAAGCAGTATGTGACCAGATTAATGCAGACTGGATTATGATTAATGGTTCTGAGGAATCTGGAATAGATGTCCTAAGAACTAAGATTAAGAGCTTTGCATCCACTGTTTCATTAAGTGGTGGTAATAAAGTTGTTATTTTAGATGAAGCAGATTATCTAAATCCACAATCAACTCAACCTGCTTTGAGAGGATTCATAGAAGAGTTTCACAAGAACTGTAGATTTATCTTAACATGCAACTTCAAGAACAGGATCATACAACCTTTACATTCAAGATGTACTGTAATAGATTTCAAAATACCATCTGACGAAAGACCGAGGCTTGCTGGTGTGTTTCTTGCAAGGATGATGGATATCTTAACTCAAGAAGGTATCAAATATAATCAAGATGTTCTTGCAGAACTGATAATGAAGTTCTTCCCAGATTTTAGAAGGGTTATAAACGAATTACAAAGATACTCAGTAAGTGGTGATATTGATGTTGGTATCCTTGTCAATGTCCAAGAAGAAAGTTTAAGAGAATTGATAAAGCATATCAAGACCAAAAGGTTTACAGATATGAGAAGATGGGTTGCAATGAATATTGATAATGACCCAGTGATGTTGTATAGAAAGATATATGACACAATGTATGATACTATTTCAAAAGAAAGTATCCCTAATGCAGTATTAATAATTGCAGACTATAGTTATAAGTCTGCATTCGTAGCAGATCAAGAGATTAACTTGGTTGCATGTTTAACAGAATTGATGATGGAGTGTAAATTTAAATGACAGATTTTGAGTTATTAATGTATGGAACATACATTGCTATCGTTGCGGGGGGCTACTATCACGGATTTAGGACTGGAGTGAATAGGGGTGCAGCTCAACTATATGAGAATTTATATAGAAGTGGCAAAAGAAAAAACGACAAAGTAATAGTCGAATTAGAATATGAGGGGAGATCAGATACTAAAGAATTTTAGTGTGCTAAATATAAGTATGGAACAACCAAAATTATCAAAAGATTTATTTCAAATAAAGATGCATTGTGGTATTGACTACAAGTTTATGGCCGACTGGTGCATAAAGAATGAACACCATCCACTGTTTACACATTTGGAAGATGGAATACATGTTCCTAATCAGTTTAGTGATAACCTAAGAGCATATGTCAGAGGTGCAACAGAAGGATCAAATTATGATGAACATTCAATGAAGGATGGTGAAAACTCTGAAAAAATAGAAGACTATAGAACTTATAATCCCTTTACATTTGGGATTCCTTGTTTTGCAAATCTATATTGGATATTGAATCAATTCTTTTATAGTAATCCACAAGTGATGGAAGCTGGAGAACCTTATTACATACATGGATGGTTTAATGTCTACACCAAGAAAGATGAAGATGAAAAGGGGTATGACCATATCCCTTGGCATAAACATTTAAACCAATATCATCCACATGTTTATCATGGATTTTATTGTGCAAATGTTCAACCATCAGAGACTTGGTATCGAATCGGCCCAGATCAACCAGAAGAAGATATAGTTAAACACACAGATTACAATGATATGATAATCTATTCACCATCTTCATTTGAACATACATCAACTCCATGGCTTGAAGATAAACCTAGAATAACAGTTGCCTTTGATATCCTACCAGAGAGTGTTTACTTTGGTGGTTTTGAAGAATATCAGTGGGGATTAGACCCAAGACAGTATCAAGCAATTCCATTTCCTTATTGTTTATGAGAAAATATTTTCAATATAAACTAGAGAACTTACAGCACGAATCTGCAAAGAAGAAATTTAATTACATTACATTCTTTGCTGGTGGTGGTGGGTCTTCATGTGCATATAAACTTGCTGGTGGTGATGTCAAGTATATGAATGAGTTTCAACAACTTCATGTTGATACCTACCTTTTAAATTTCCCAAACACAGTTCACGAATGTAAAGACATTAAAAAAGTTACTGGTAACGAAATTTTAGAACTTACTGGACTTAGACGAGGTGATGTAGATATCATGGATGGATCACCACCTTGTCCGCCATTTTCTATGGCTGGATCAAAACGAGAAGGTTGGAATAAAGAGAAGATTGCATATGGAATGAAACAACAGAACATAGAAGATTTAACTTGGGAAATGATTCGTATTGCAGAAGACATAATGCCTAAAGTTATTATATGTGAAAATGTAAAAGGTCTTTCTATGGACTATGCAAGAGATCATCTTAATAGGATGATAACAGATTTTGAAGCATTAGGTTATTCAGTTACATGGAAGATACTTAAAGGACATGAACATGGAGTTCCACAGAAAAGAGAAAGAGTATTCTTAATTGGGGTTCGTGATGATGTATTGGATGCAATAGGTATGCCTTGGATGTGTCTAAGTGGGTTGTTTCCAGAAGTGAGTCCAGAAAGAGTTTCTATTGGAGAAGCAATAGATGATTTAATTGATGACAAACAAAATCAGATTGATTCAGATTATCTTATAGATGCAATGAATGAATCATCAAAGTCACATTGGGTTAATGGATTTTGGAAACATCCAAATCCAGACCTTGAACATTGTGGGCCATGTAAAGGATTAGATGGAGTAAAACATATGATGGGAAATCGCCCCTATATATCAATAGGGGATGACATTGTTGGGCCGTGGTTTCAAGAACAAATTAAAAATGGCCATCTAAAGGAAGAAGATGCAAAGCACTCTTACTATATGTCTAGAATAGTTCCATCACATTTACCAGCACACTCATTAACAGAACAGGGATGTCAACCAAAGTTTATGGGTGGTAATCACTTTCATTATAGTGGAAAGAGAATATATACACCTCAAGAAATGGTAAGACTAATGACATTACCTAACGATTATAAAATGACTGGGGATTACAATGATAAGGGTGCAAGAATAGGATTAATGGTTGCACCATTATGTTTGTATTACCTAGTAGAAGAGATAAAGAGACAGATATTAACGCCATGGAATTTACAACAACAAGGGACTTAGGAAAGAAAGAGACCCATGAACAGTTTAATGGTAAGTGGTTAGACGAAACTGCTTACACAGATGTTATATCTTCTATAGGTGTTACAGATGATATCAAAATCTATAAACCATTTGGTGCATTAGAAGACAAACCATTACTTGCATGTATTGTTAAAGGACAATATACAGGTGATACTTATAGAGAAGTAAAGGAAACTTTATTATCTATTGATGACACTTCAACCATGAGAGCAAATGCATCAGGCCCTATTATTCCAGAAGAAATGAAAGCAAAAGGAATTGATGAATATAAATTAAGAACTCCTAATTCATATCAAGTAAAAACAAAGGCAGGAAAGTGGGGAATGATTGCATATGCAAATGAAATTCATTCTGTTATGGCAGGATGGAAACGAGGAAGATTTACAGGAGCCATTGAAGAATCTGGATGGTCAAAAGATAATCCAGATAAGTTTGAGATTTTAAAAGATATTTGTCATTATAATGAAATTGCATTTGAAAAGGCAGATTCAAAAAGATATAATGCACAAAAGGTTTTTGCAGAAACTTCTATTTTACCTGAACATAGAATGGGAATTTGTACCACATTATCTATGAATCGTTATAGTGATTTAGGTTTGGGATCTGAAGGGATGTCAGTACACGTTGATTCTGGTGATACTGAAGCAGGAATGACAACAATGTGTCATTTTAGGGATGGAGATTATGAGGGGGCATATTTGACATTTCCTAGATATGGAATTGCAATTGATGCTCCAGACAATTCTGTTATTATTGCAGATAGTTTAGAGTTGCATGGTGTGACTCCGATTAAAGGAAAAGGAAC